AAAAAAAAAATAAAAAAAAAAAAACAAAAAAATAGATAAAAAAAAACAAAAAAATAGATAATAAAAAACAAAAAAATAGATAATAATATACATTTTTTTTTTCAAAAAAAGCCTAATATTATATTAATATTAGTAATAATTGTTAATTATAATACAGCATTATTATCAAATTTAATTAAATTAATTCTTTAAGTCCTTTTAATGCTTTAACCTTAACAACATTTCTTGCTGGTTTTGCTTTAATAGTAATTTCTTCTTTTGTAAATGGATTAATTCCTTTTCGCGATTTAGTGGCTTCTTTTCTTTTTACTGTAATTTTAACAAGTCCAGGAATTACAGTCGGACGACTACCTTTTAATTCTGTCTCAATAATTTAAAGAAGAGATACAAAAACATCATTTACTTGTGATTTTGAAATTCCAACTTTAGATGCAATTTCAGACACAACTTGCGCCTTTGTCATGCCTTTTTCTTTACTGCTTCTCTTTGGCATTTTTTATTTAAATATATTGTTCAAATATAGAAAATTATTTTATGTAAAAATAAATATTATTATATTTTAACATATTTAAATTTTTTTATATTAAATATTTGCGAGTTTTTTACTTTATATTTAATATAAATATTTATACTGTATATTTGAATATATTATATATAAATATATATAATAATATAATAATATAGTGATGAATTTTATTGATGTTGATTCAAATCAATATAATCCAAATTTATCTAATATTTTTGCATTAGATGATTGCTTTCCTATAAAACATTATAAAATATCAGATGGTAATCGCCCAGATGGATATATTAATAATAGTGATTGGATTAATAATAAACATGTATTATATGATACAAAATTATTTACTGTGGATGACCCTAAATATGAATTTGAGAATAATAATTATTTTAAAGGTATATTATATGACCCGCAAGCAACTTTATTAAATGCAATGGTTGAATTAGAAAATACGCAATCATTACAGATTTTAGACCATACAAAATTGGATTATACACAAATTGATAATATTCAAGACTGCAATATTTATACTGCGCATTCAAGATATGGTATATTATCTGTAAAATTTTCATTTGGAAAAACTGTATTGGCATTAGCACTTATATGTGCTCAAAAATATCCATTAAATAAATCAACTATATATCCATTATTATCAGTATTTTCAGAAACCGAATATGATCAAAAAAATAGAATGAATGTAAATGTTAGAAAAATTCGTAATACTCGTTATAATAATTTTAAACCAAGTAGTGCATATGGATTTTTTCCCGAAGTTGAATTAGATGAAGATAATATACAATTACTCCCAATTACAATGGTTGCTGCAGCATCAAGTATTATTATACAATGGGAGGAAAATATTAAAAAATTTACTAATTTGAAATATTTTATAATAGATGATGTGCATTCATTAAGAAATTTTGATAAAATGATTAAATATTCAACAAGTGAAGAAAATCCTTTAAATTCAAAAAAAATAAAAAATATATATGATTATGACCTTATTTTAGTTAAAGTTGGCAGTGTGACCGGTTCTTATAGGGCAATTGGTGAAACTAATAAAAGAGTTACATCTATTAGACCAATATTTGATGCCATAAGGGTTATATTAAAAGAATATAAAATATCTAGATTTATAATAGATGATTTTGATGTAATTAAATTAACTGGAAATGATTTTTTAATAAATGCATGTTTTACTTGGTTTATTTCGGCAACTAGGCGGCAATCCGGCATAAAAAGCATGTTATGTGAAAATTCATATTTTTCAGCAGAAGAAATAATTATGGCTAATTTAGAAGCTCCAGCAATAACTTTTACATCTGATGATGTATTAAGCAATGTATTTAATATTAGATGCGACCCTGATTATATTGACCAACACATAAATACAACAAATGTTATTTTTAGAAAAATTGTTGTTAAGGGTAATAAAACAAAATTATTACAAAATTTAAATATACCATCTGAAATAATTGAAATGATTAATGGCGATGCAATTGGATTAGCGGCTCAGGCATTGGGATTGGAAGTTAATTCTATAGGTGATTTAATTCAAAAAATTATGGGTGTTCATATAACAGATATAAAATATGCAATCAAAATATTAGACCGAATTGCCACAATTGAATCAAATATTGGAATTGAATTGACTTCCTCGACAGAATTGACATATTCGGATGAATTGGCATCTGCGACTGAAGCGGCCGAATCAAATACAGAAATAAATACAATTCGCAAAATAATAACATTAACAAATGATGAAGATTATAAATTATTTATAAGTGGCAATAAATCATATTTTGATATAAAAAACAAAGAAATAAAAATAAATTTATTAAATGAAAATAATATTGAAAATATTAAAAGATTGAAAGAAAAAATGACTATTCAATATGAAAAAAATAGTATTATAATGAATAGAATGCGAGATAATATACGTGAAGACCATTGCCAATGTTGTACATTACCATTTGAAGATGATGAGGGCGCATATATATTAAGTAATTGCTGTCAAATTATTATTTGCGAGGGTTGTATTACTACAAATATCAATGGTAATAAGACATTTATTAAAAGATGCCCAAATTGCAGTGTAGAATTAATGTACGCCGATGGCAATAAAGGACTTATTAAAATTGGAAATAGTATTAATCTTGAAGATGCATTATCTGACCATATTTTTAGAGAAAATGATAAAAAATTAATTGAATCACAACCAAATAATGAAATAATTGAATCATCAAATGAAGAAATGAATTGCACTAATATGAAAATTAGGGCACTACTTCATTTAATACACACATTGGCCCCAATAACTGATTCATATTGTTTAAGCGACAATATTGTTCCTCAGCATATTTCTGGATTGCTTGTTGGAAGACAAGATATTCCGCATACTGGTGAAATAAATAAATTTTTAATATTTTCACTTGTTGCAGAAACAACTCATCTATTAGCAGCCGAATTAACATCAAGAAATATTTTATATCAAATATTGCATGGAACTGTTTCACAAAAAAATAAAATATTATCTCAATTTGAAAAAACAGATAATAATATATTATTAGTCACAGCAACGAATGATTGTGCTGGTATGCATATGCCATTTGTATCTCATATTATATTTTATCATAAAATTTTAGATTCAAACATAGAGTCGCAAATTGCCGCAAGGGGCCAAAGACTTGGGAGAACTAATAATCTTGAAATTATTTCATTATTATATCAAAATGAATAAATTTCAAAAAAAAATAAATTATTAAATCAAAAAATATTTTTTTTGAGATTTAATTATACAGCATTGACAACTTCTACAGGTTCATCTGCAGAATCATCCAATTCTTTATTTTTTACATTTTTTTCATCTTGTTGAAAAATTTCAAGCTTAGTGTCAATTGATGCTAAAATATCTGATGATACTTGGTCAGATGCATTTCCTTCAATTAGTAGAAAATTAACAACTGTCTTAATATGATTTGGTGATGATGTTCTAATATTCATTACCTTTAATAGAGCTTTTGTAATTAATGCCAATTTTTTGATTAAATCAATAATCAAATCGCTCAAATACTTTTTTACTCTTGTGCCGATAGTAATATTTATATTGCCAGTACTCTTTAACCAAGTAATGCCATTAATAATATATGTAATAAATGACATAGAATTATCAACTGTGGCATCAGTTGCTGCTGGGGCGTCAACTTCAGATTTTTTCTTGTCCTTCTTTAAATCTGCAGAGACATCAAAATTTGCATATGTTGGCAAATTTTTAAAAAGTGAATATGCACTTAATTCTTTTACATCTCCAGAATAAAAATGAACAATATCCAATGTTTTTTTTCCACTTTGAAGAACTTGTGTAAATCCATGCTGAATTAAGTTCTTAAAAACATAATCAGCAATGATTGCAATTGTGTGCGGAGTAAAATAACTTGTTCTAATTAACAACTTATTAAGCTCTTCAATTTTTTTCTTATTTGCAACATATTCATCACTGCCCTCAGTGAGTGTCTTTTGGGATTCTTTTAATAATTCTAATTGATCAATATTTACATCATCTGTAGATTTTGATGAATTTGCAAATTTTCTAAAATAATATTTACATCTTGGGCGAGAAATATGAATATCTCCAATAGTTGGAACTACAACTCGGTCAACTTTTGCAACAGGAGCATCTGCTGCAACAGGAGCATCTGCGGCTGGTTGCAATTCCAATACTGGTGCAACTTCTGGTGGTGCAAGCTTTGATTTAATTACTCTTTTTGCCTTTTGCATTTTTACTATATTATACGAATTTATAACAATATGAAAAATATATTAATTTTTATATATTTTATATATATCATATATTTAATTGGATTTATCTATAATAAAATTTATATACATTATATTTAAATGTTTCATATAATATACAAAAAAAATAATTATAATTTTTTATTATGATAATAAGTCGTCTATTAAATCAGTTTCTTCTGGAGCCGATAAATTTACGGGGGCATTTGATTCTTGAGTATTAGTTATTTGTTCAACAATTGATTCGATATTTTCTGCTTTTTCAGATAATTCTGAATTGTTATCTATAGGGCGAGCATTTGCACCACGCCCACCCATTGCACCTCTACCCATCATACCGCGCCCATTCATCATTCCTCTACCCATCATGCCGCGACCATTCATACCATTTTGTGGTAAAAATTGAAATTGTTGACCCTGTTGTTGTTGGCCCTGTTGTGGCGGACCCTGTTGTTGTTGGACTTGTTGTTGACCCTGTTGTTGTTGACCCTGTTGTTGTTGGCCCTGTTGTTGTTGGCCCTGTTGTTGTTGGCCCTGTTGTTGTTGGCCCTGTTGTTGTTGGCCCTGTTGTTGTTGGCCCTGTTGTTGACCCTGCGGCTGCTCAGTTGCTGCATTTTTTGCAAGTCGTCTTTTATTTCTTAGATTGGATAATTCTTCTAAATTTACCACTTCTGGAATATCCTCATTTTCTTCTGTAGGTGTTAATGATTCATCAGGCTTTTTTGCTGGTTTCTTTATAACAATAAAATAATAAACAAGTATTAAAATAATAATTATAACTAGTATACATACAATAATAATTGTTTTAGTTTTATTGCTAATTAGTCTTTTACCACACATTCCATCCTGTAAATCTGGATCTGTAATATTAGGAATTACCGCCATTGTAGACATTGTAATATTTTTTAATATGATATTAAAAAATATATGTTATAGTTAATATTCATATAATTATATACTATATTATTTTTTTTTTTAAATTGAAAAATAATGGATTTAAATAAAAAAATAAAAATATGGAAAATGATTTTACTTC